AAAGACTCTTGAAAATGGAAGGGTTGGAACAGCAATTAAAGAATAAAATTAAAACCATACAGAAGAGTGTGAAGTTCTATGAAGAAAATGATACCTGCCCATCTTGCAAACAAGACATAGAGGAACACCACAAGACATCTATGTTTGACGATAAAGCAAACGAACAAAAAGAAGTAGAGGATGGTATATCAGAATTAACAGAAAACATTAATACTACCAATGAAAGAATGACAGAGATTAATGAAATTTTAAATTCTATAGACAGTCTTGATGATGAAATAAACGAAAAACAAACTAGAATTAATGTTGCACTCAGGTATATCAGTACGATACAAAACCGTATTGCAGAGGTGTTGAACGAAGGAACAGAAGCACAAGAAACCAAAGACGAACTAAACAAATTAATTGGTGAAGGTAAAGAACATGTCGAAAGAAGAAAAGAATTGGTGGAAGATAAGCATTATTATAGCATTGCTTCTACTCTTTTAAAAGATAGTGGCATCAAAGCAAAAATCATCAAACACTATTTACCAATAATGAACAAACTAATCAACAAATACCTAACAGATATGGATTTCTTTTGCCAGTTTAATTTGGATGAGAATTTCATTGAAACAATTAAAAGTAGGCATCGGGATGAATTCACATACAACAGTTTCAGTGAAGGAGAACGGCTAAGAATTGACTTGTCTTTGCTTTTAGCATGGAGAGAAATTGCCAGATTGAAGAATAGTGTTAATTGCAACTTATTGGTTTTGGATGAGGTGTTTGATTCCAGCCTAGATGCAGTTGGCACCGAAGAATTTCTAAAAATATTAACTTCTTTCGGAAATCGAGCAAATATATTTGTAATTTCCCATAAATCTGATACAATGACAGATAAGTTCGAGAACCACATCGTGTTTGAGAAAAAGAACAATTTTAGCAAAATAAAATGATGACAGATACAAAACATTTTTATGAACGAAACGACCATGTGATAAATTCACATATCAATTGCAATTTTGAAGACCTTTTGGTAATGACACCCGACCAGTTTAGGGATTGGGTGATTCAATTCCGAAAAGTAGTGAAGGAATCATGGGATAATTACGGATGTCCACCAAGAACAGGCAAAAACGAAGAAGGAATCATAGAACGATTTAATAAGATTGCAGAATATCCCACACACAAGTTCGCACACAGTGATGAACTTTCTGATGTTGAAGATGATGTAATTATTAATAAGTCCAGAATTGGTGGCGAAGCAGACCAATGGTTCAGTAATATGATGCAAACCCGCATCAATTACACAGAGAAAGATAATGGGTATTCCATCTACGATTTATTTGCGGATGATAAACATTTAGATAAGATGGTAAAAGGCGGAATGCGACATTTTCGCAGGGATTCCCTATATGAACACGCAAAAAGTGCATTTACAAACAACAAGAAGTATGCAATAATTGCAACAGAAGATGCAAATGCATGGATGGATGCTTTTCACAACAACCGCAATATCTTTAAGGGATATGACTTTATGTTAGAGGAAGTAAAGATACGAGAAGGATTAAACAGTGGATACTTCCAAGTAGAACAAAGTGAAATTCTAAATCTAACCAAAGATGAAGTACAAGAATATAAAGATAAGGGATGGTTAGAGTATAGACATTATTCTACTTTTGATATAGACAATATGTCTGATGAAAAACGATATAATATTCGTGTATATAAAAAGGGAAAGAAGATGTTTCCCAAAGCATTTGCGGCATATCGTATTGGGTATATTCAGCCCGCTGTCAACTTTCCACCCATGACTGCCAAATATTTGTATGAAAGGTTCACGAATGATATCAAAGACCAAGAAGTTATTAACATCTACGACCCATCAGCCGGTTGGGGCGGCCGCATACTCGGTGCTATGGGTGTTCGGGATGACCGCAGGATTCATTACATTGGGACTGACCCTAATCCTGACAATTTTATTGGGGATGATGGTTACAGCAAGTATGCTTCTATCGCTGATTTCTACAATACCAGAACTTATAGAGGAAATCCATTCTTTTCCGAAACGAATACTTACGAAATATTCAAAGAAGGTTCAGAAGTAATTCATATAAATCCAGACTTTAAAAAGTATAAAGGAAAGTTGGATTTTATTTTTACATCTCCGCCATACTTTAATAGAGAAGCATATAGCGAAGATGACAACCAATCTTATAAAAAGTATGGTTCATCTTATGAATTATGGCGACATGGATTCCTTGCACCAACTTTGGAAACCTGTGCAGAATATTTGAGGCCAGGAAGATATATGGCGTGGAATATTGCAGACTTGTTGGTGGGTGGAAACTATCTACCATTAGAGAAAGATAGTATTGACATATTAGAATCTTGTGGTATGATGTATAGATATACGATAAAGATGGCATTAGAAGGTATGCCGGGACAAAATAGAATGGGTGAAGATGGTAAACCCACATGTAAAAATTACTGTCAAGTTGATGGGAAGTACTTGAAGTATGAACCTGTGTTAATATTTTGGAAACCAGAATAAGGAATTAAATAATGGCTTGTAAAAAGTGTGGTAAAGATAAGAATAAAGAAGCAAAGTCCAAAAAGACTAAAAGCAAAACAGTAAAGAATGACCTTCTTTATATTATGAATCCTGGTTGTGGTTGGTGTACGAAAGCAGACCCAGTAGTTGAAGAATTAATAAAAGAAGGTTATGAAATAACTAAATTGGACATAACCAAACCCGAACAGGCAGAAAGAGCAAATGAAGCAAAAACAAAACACAATGCACAGTGTGGAACTCCATTATTTCTTGATGCTGAAACAGGTAATGTGAAATGTGGGTTTGCAGAAAAAGATATTTTAGAAAAGTGGGCAAAGGGTGAGGAAATGCCTGCACCACCCGAAAGACCACAACAACCACAACAAAATGAAATAGAAACTTTAAAGTTTGAATATATTTGGTTGGATGGTGATTCATCAAAGAATATTAGAAGTAAAACAAGATATCAAAGAATGCCAATTTCAAGGATTCCCGACAATCCTCAGATGTTAATTAGGATGGCGCCAAAATGGTCTTATGATGGTTCTAGTACTATGCAAGCAACAACCGATAATAGTGATTGTGGATTGTCCCCAGTGAAGATTGTGGAAAATCCTATGGACGCCCCTTCAAGAATAAATGGAAAACCCATTTCATATCTTGTTTTATGCGAGGTTACGGATATTGAGGGAAATGCACACGAAACAAATACTAGGTCAAAACTAGTAGATGCAGTAAATAAAAGAGAAACAGAACTAAGACAAAGAGAAGACAAAAGTGATATGTTTCTTGTTGGTTTTGAGCAAGAATATACCATAGTAGACCCAATTACAGGAAACCCTATAGGTTGGTCCGATTATGATGAAGACACTCCACCACCACAAGGAAAATATTACTGTGGAGTTGGAGCAGATGTAACCAAAGGAAGAAAGTTGGCAGAAACGCACGCTTCACTGTGTAATAAAGTTGGCGTAGGTATAATGGGCACAAATGCAGAAGTAATGCTTTCACAATGGGAGTTTCAAACTGCTCCAAAGTTGGTACTTCAGGCAGCGGATGATGTAATTATCTCTAGGTTTTTACTTCAACGAATTGCAGAAGATATGGGATTAGCAATTTCATATAATCCAAAACCAGTAGCCGGTGATTGGAATGGTTCTGGTGGACATATTAATTTCTCCACAGAGTATATGAGGAGAGAATCTGATATTGCATATCTAATTTCGCTCTGTTCGAGCATGGAAAGATACCATAAAGAATCAATTGATGTTTACGGTGAAGAAAACAACAGAAGACTAACTGGTAATAATGAAACTTCATCCCAAGAAGAATTCACATGGGGAGAAATGGATAGGGGTGCTTCAATTCGCATTCCACAATTAACAGTCCAAAGTGGAGGGAAAGGTCATTTGGAAGACAGAAGACCAGCGGCCAACATTGACCCATATGAAGCATTTAATTACTTGTATGGAACAATAGTTAAAATAAACGAAGAACTCCTTATAACTACATAATATGAAAAATACAGTATTATCAAACAGTTCATACGAAACTTATATGAAAGACCATTTGCAGTTGGTGTCTAATAATTTTTCTTTAAAAACTTACAAGACAGCACACCAAGAAGAATGGAAGGGATTTGAAAGGGGTAAAGACCTCAGAGTCCAAATCCGTTGGAAGGGTGAGTGTATTTGGGAATGGATTACAGAAAAGGCTTTTTGGATTCAAAGAAATACTAATAAAGAAGATAGAGTTTATATGCGTAGACATGCAGATATAAAACTTAATGCTTGTAAAAATGCTATAGTTAAGAAGACACCAACAAAAAAGACAGTTAAAAAGACTAAACCCACAACTGTCGGAAGCACCCAAGATTTATTTGAAAATATGAAGAAGTCATAGGTAATATGGAAAATATACAAGATTTTAAAATTCGCGAACCCAATGGAAATTTGAAAGAATATGAAAAGGGTGATGTCGTTAGAAAAAACGGAAAAGAATATGTTGCCTCTAAAACCATTCGAGGATATTCTCCCGAACATGGAGAAAAACGAGGATGGAAAGAGATAAACAAAACAAGAATAACCAAATTTTCTAAGAGTACTTCTGCACCAGAAATGTCGCAAGAGGGGGACGAGTGGTTTAATACAGATAGTGGTAAATTGTTTGTTTTTATAAAATCAGATGATGGTAGCACACAGTGGGCAGAAATTTAAAGTGAGTATTTCGTTATTATATTATTAGACAACAATCAGTTGATTATCGCAAGTTTATACCAATCTTTAAAAATGAATATGGAAATAGACGAAGACATAATCCGACATTTGATATTAAACACATATCGAATGTATAGGACTAAATTTGGAAACCAGTATGGAGAGATAGTAATTTGTCATGATGGTGGTAAATATTGGCGAAAAGATTTATACCCATACTATAAAGCAAATAGAAAAAAGAATAGGGACAAATCAGATTTAGATTGGAACGCTGTACATGATATTATGAACACAATGTATAATGAAATATCTTTGAATTTTCCATATAAAAACCTAAAACTTAATAGAGTAGAAGCAGACGATATTATTGCAGTTTTGTGCCAAAAGTATAATAAAGAAGAAAAAATATTAATTGTTTCGAGTGATAAAGACTTTCAGCAACTACAAAAATATGAAAATGTTAAACAATATAGCCCATTAAAGAGAAGTTATATTGCATGTGAAGAACCAGAGAATTTCATATTAGAACACATAATAAAAGGAGATTCTTCAGATGGAATACCAAATATTCTTTCTGACGATGATACTTTCGTAAATAAAGAAAAAAGACAAAAGCCTTGTGGAGCAAAAAAGATTTGTAAACTAAAAGAGCATTTAGACGAATTAACAGATACTCCAAATTGGAAAAGAAACCAACAAATGATTGATTTTAATTATATACCCGATGAAATTAGAGATATGATAATTAGAGAATTTGAAAAAGAGCCTATGGGAAGTAGAAGCAACATTTTAAATTATTTTATCGACAATAGGCTGAAAAACTTAATGCAACACATAGAGGAGTTTTAAATTGTGAGCAAAAAGAAGAAAACAGGCAAAGTTGATGCCGAAGATTATAGGGCGATGAAGAACAGGGGCAAAAAGAAAAAACACCAAAGAAAATCGAAAAGACATTTTGACAAAGATGCTTTGCGTGGTATAATGGATGGTACAGTTGATATGGATGCATATCAAGATTATGTGAATGACGAAAATTAAGTCAATGGAGATATATTATGACAACGCAAACTGCGATAACCCTTTCAAGTAGAACATTAGATGTTCTCAAAAACTTTTCTACAATAAATTCTAACATTCTTGTTAGACCAGGAAATGTAATTAATACAATTTCCCCAATCAAGAATGTTATGGCAGAAGCAACTATAGAAGAAGATTTCGATACAGAATTTGGTATCTGGGATTTGAGCAAGTTCTTAGGAACAGTTTCATTATTCAACAAACCAGAATATGAATTCCACGAAAAGTATGTTAAAATACGAGAAGAAAATAACTCAACAGAGGTTACTTATTACTATTCAGAACCAAGATTGTTAACAACAGTAAATAAAAAGATTAATATGCCAGAAACAGTAGTAAGTTGTACATTAACACAGTCTGTGTTTAGTGATATTCTTCGTGCGGCTTCTGTATTGCAGGTATCTGATATTGCGATTCGTTCAAACGAAGAAGATATTGAAATCGTTGCATTAGACAAATCAGATTCTACAACAAATAATTATTCTGTTACTATCGGAAAAAATCCAACAGGTGCAGATTTTAATTTTAATTTTAAAGCAGAAAATCTTAAAATGTTGCCAGGAGATTATGATATCAACATTAGCGATAAGGTAGTTAGTGAATTTAATAGAGTCAATGATGACCTCACATACTGGGTCGCATTAGAATCTGATTCTACATACAAGGGTTAATATGAATACTTTAGTTACAGGTGGTAGCGGATTGGTAGGTTCAACTATTGAATCTGATTTTAAACCCACAAGTAAACAATTAAATCTTATGAATATTGATGATATTATTCTATATATTTCTCTAAACAAAATAGATTCTATTATTCATTGTGCCGCAAAGGTGGGTGGTATAAAAGCAAATTCTGACCATCTTGGTGAATTCTTTTATGACAACATTGCCATGAACATAAATGTTCTTGAAGCGGCAAGAAGAACCGGCATCAATAAGGTTGTTTCTTTTATGTCTACTTGTGTTTTCCCTTCAGGTGCTACATATCCATTAACCGTAGAACAAATACACAACGGTGAACCACACCACACAAATTACGCATATGGATATGCAAAAAGAATGTTAGAAGTTCAAAGTAGAGCATATAGAGAACAGTATGGATGTAATTTCGTTACAGTTATACCGTGCAACATTTATGGACCAAATGATAATTTTGATTTGGATAGTAGTCATGTGATACCTGGATTGATTCATAAGTGTTATTTAGCAAAACAGAATAATACAAATTTTGAAGTTTGGGGAACAGGTAAAGCATATCGGGAATTTATTTACGCAGAAGATGTTGGATATATTACACAATGGGTTCTAGAAAATTATAATGATGCAGAACCTCTAATTATTTCTCCAGACGAAGAAATTAGCATAACAGAAGTTGCACAACATATTGCATGGAGAATGGAATATGAAGGAAATATTATATATAATCAAGAAAGAGATGGTCAATTGAAAAAACCATCAGACAATAGTAAGTTAAAATCTATACTTCCTGACTTTAAGTTTACACCGATAGAGGAAGGTTTACAAAAGAGTATTGATTGGTTTATTGAAAATTATGATAAGGTGAGAAAATGAAAAAAGTAGCATTGATTACAGGAATAAGTGGACAGGATGGTTCTTATCTTGCAGAGTTTTTATTAGAGAAAGGATATTATGTTCATGGCATTCTCCGAAGGAACTCAGTTGCAGAAAACCAAACTGCAAGATTAGAAAAGATTTATGAACATGAACGGCTAATACTTCATTATGGTGATTTAACAGATTTGACATCACTGATTCATATTCTTCAAGATGTTCAACCATACGAAGTATACAATCTTGCGGCACAATCGCATGTTAGAATTAGTTTTGATATTCCAATTTACACATCACAGACAGATGCAATTGGTGTGCTGAATGTATTTGAAGCGTGCCGTATTACATGTCCATATGCAAAGATATATCAAGCAAGTTCTTCTGAAATGTTTGGTAATTGTACTGATGATGATGGATTTCAAAGAGAAACAACACCAATGATGCCAGTAAGTCCTTACGGTTGTGCAAAGGTTTATTCCTTCCACCTTGGAAGGAATTATAGAAATTCTTACAATATGTTTATTAGTAATGGAATTCTATTCAACCACGAATCACCAAGACGAGGTTCAAATTTCGTAACAAGTAAAATTGTCAAAGGTGCAATTGCAATTGCCGCTGGAGAAGCAAAAGAACTTCGTATGGGCAATTTAGATGCACGAAGAGATTGGGGACATGCAAAAGATTATGTCCGTGCAATGTGGATGATGTTACAACAAGAAAATGCCGATGATTATGTTTGTGCAACAGGTGTGTCGCATAGTGTTCGTGATTGTTGTGAATATGTCTTCGATAAACTTGGAATGGATTACAAAGATTATGTTGTATTAGATGAAAAATATTTACGGCCAGAAGAACTTCATGACCTGAAAGGTGATTCAAGTAAACTTCGTGATGAAATTGGATGGATTCCAGAATATACTTTTGAAACTTTAATGGATGATATGGTTGTAAGTGATGAAAACTATAGTAAGGCATTTAAAGATGTCCATACACCATATGATGCGGTGAGATAAAAATGAATAACGAATATATATGGGTTGAAAAATACAGACCAAAGACAATAGATGATTGCATTCTTCCTGAATCTATCAAGACCACCTTTAAACAAATGGTTGATTCTGGAGAAGTACAAAATCTATTGCTCGCTGGGGGCGCGGGGTGCGGTAAAACCACAATCGCTAAAGCATTATGCAGTGAACTCGATACCGATTTTATTATGATTAACTGTTCAGAAGATGGAAACATCGACACACTCCGAACAAAGATTCGTAATTTTGCCAGTACAGTGTCTTTGTCTGGTTCTAAGAAGATTGTAATTCTTGATGAGTTTGATTATTCAAATGCTCAATCTACACAGCCTGCACTTCGTGGGTTTATTGAAGAATTTAGTGAAAATTGTAGATTTATTCTTACTTGTAATTTTAAGAATAGAATTATAGAACCTCTACATTCCAGATGCACAACAATTAATTTTACAGTTCCAAAGAAAGAGAAACCAAATTTGGCATCTCAATTTATGGATAGAGTAAAACATATTTTAGACACCGAAGGTGTTTCTTATGAGGAAAAGGTTGTTGTAGAAGTTATAATGAAACATTTTCCAGATTTTCGTAGGATTATTAACGAGTTACAGAGATACTCGGTGTCTGGAGGAATTGATGTGGGGATTCTCACCCAAATAGGCGAGATACACATCAAAGACTTGGTAAGTCATATGAAGAATAAAGACTTTACCAATGCGAGAAAATGGGCAGTGGAGAATCTAGACAATTCTCCGTCAGAATTGTTTAGGAAAGTTTATGATGGATTGTACGAACATACAACATCGTCTTCTATTCCACAAGCAGTTTTGATTTTAGCAGAATATCAATACAAGTCTGCGTTTGTAGCAGACCAAGAAATTAATTTAGTGGCATGTATAGTAGAACTTATGATGGGATGTGAATTCAAATGACGAACAAAGATTGTAAACTTTTATCCATTGGTATTTGTTCGTTAGATGAAAGAAAAGATATGCTCAATTCAATTCTTGAGGATTTTAAAAATCAAATGGACGAAGAAACAGAAAAAAAGGTTGAAATTATAGTAAATGCTGATGGTGGAGAAAAATTAGTAGGACAAAAAAGGAATGAAATATTAGAACAAGCAAATGGTAAATTTATTTCTTTTGTTGATGATGATGATAAAGTAGATAGTTCATATATTAAAGAAATTGTTAATATAATTGAAAATAATGATGATTTAGACTGTATAGGATTTTCAGGAAAATATTATATACACGGAAAGTTTATAATGGTATTTAAACACGCAAATAAATATGGTAGTTCATATACAGATGATGAAGGCATTCAATATAGAACAATAAATCACATAAATCCGACAAGAACAGAAATTGTAAAACAGATAAAATTTCTCGAACAAAATTTTGGAGAAGATAGTGATTACTGTAACAGGTTACTCGATTCAGGACTATTAAAAAATGAAATTATATTGGATAAAGTAATGTATCATTATTTTTGGGACACTGAAGTCACAAAGACACATGAGGTAGTTAGACAGAAAGAAGTAAAAGAATTTATGAGTAAATTGAAAGAGACATAAAATGACAAAAATATTAGCACAAGGTGATTACCTAATTTTAGAAAAGGTAGATTACGACAAAGAAGAAGTCACAGAAAGTGGACTTATTATTAAAAAGAGTCAGATGCTTGACAGCACAAGCGTTGAAGCAAAGATTGTATCTATGGGAAAGGGACTTCCTGATTCTGATGGAACTTTTCCTGATGCCAGAACTGTTGACTTTACGGTAGGAAGCACAATTCTTTATGATGCAACTTCCAGAATAGGAATACATGCCGATTTTGATATAATCAAACGAGAACATGTACTAGCAGTGGTTTTTGAAGATGAAACTGGGTGAATATCTTAATGCAATAAACTATACCAAAGAACCTCTAATGGACACAGAGGATGAACAGGTAGAGAAGAAGTATACACCATTTATAATTAATAGGTGTTTATCTTATTTTATAGATACGGTTATTCATGTAAATGAGATAAACAGATTTTCTTCCGCAGATAAGAAGATGCAATTTGATTATTATAGAGAAGCAATAAGAAAACGAAAGAGATTCAGTAAATGGCAGAAAAAAGAAATTACTGACAAACTAGAAACGGTAAAAGAGTATTATGGATACTCCAATACAAAAGCAACAGAGATAATGGACTTGTTAAACGATGAAGAAATTGAACAAATGAGAGTATACCTTACTGGCGGCGGTATAAATCCATAATTACCTATATATTATGAAACAGGTGGTTAATAGGAATACTAATTATGGAACAAGAAGACATATTTAACGGATTAGGTGTTGAAGTAAAATTACATTCAGACGAAGATTTCTTAAAAGTAAAAGAAACTTTGACAAGAATGGGCATTTCGTCCAGAAAAGAAAAAAAATTATATCAATCATGTCATATTCTTCACAAGAGAGGAAGATATGCTATTATGCATTTTAAAGAATTATTTATTCTAGATGGACTAGAAAGTGACATATCAGATGATGACATCGGCAGACGAAATACCATTGCTAAATTATTAGATGAATGGGGACTAATAGGCGTCATAGATGAGTTTGAAGAAGATGAGCCAATGTTGGGAGTGAATAAAATAAAAATCATCTCCCATAAGGAAAAAAGTGAATGGGAAATGATACCTAAATATCATATAGGAAACAGTTAAAATGAGGATTTTTTATTATGAACACGGTGCTTATAAGTTTCTATAGTGACATAGAAGACAGAACATATTACAGTGATAATGCTGATAGAATCATAAAAGAATGTGAATCTCTGAGCATTCCATATCACATTAAAGAGAAAGAATCTCTTGGTACATACCAACTGAACTGTCTTAGCAAACCACAATTTATTTTAGATACAATGGAAGAACTCAATCGTCCTGTTTTATGGATGGATATTGACAGCAAACTACACAAACCGTTAGATATTTTTGATTCTTTTGATGATGATACAGATATGGGAATTACATCATCTAATACTAACATAACTGGAGTAAGAGCATCTCCAATGTATTTTGGCAACACTCCAAAAGCCAAAGAATTTATACATGCATGGATTTCCACAACGAGAGATATTATTGAAAACGATAAAGGTATTTTTGACCACGAACCTCTTTTTCAATTAATTCCTATGTTTGTTAAACAGATGAAAGTTGCAATGGTCGGTGGAGAATATTGCACATGGCCAGGATATACCAATGAAAATACTTGTATAACTATGGGACTTGCAGACTCTGAAGGTAAAATGGAATCTTTAAGAAATCTTGGTATTGATGAAGATTTAATAAAATGGCAATCTCCAGGGGATGCAGAATGAAAATTCAAGGCAGAGGAATACCATTCAGTCATCATCAATCTTCTTGTTCTAATAGAACTCCAGAAAATTTTACATGGACAGACACAGAACAAGAGATTGAGATTTGGATGGACAATACAATACCAGAAGGATGTATGTACCCCAGAGCAAATGGTAAAAAACGATATGCGTGGTTTTGTGAATCTAGAGCCATTTGTCCTATACTTAGACAAGCATTTGATAATGAAAATGTATTAAATGCTCTTGTAGATGCTTATGATGGAATTTTTACTTGTGAAAAAGAATTGGTTGATAAACATGAAAAGATTAATTTTTCTCTTGCGGGAAGCAATCTGCCATGGATTCCAGAAAAGAACTATAAAATATACGATAAGGCTAGATTAATATCTTTCATTTCTTCTAATAAAAAAATGTGTAAAGGTCATGAGATACGACATGAATTATATGATAAAATAAAAGATGTAGTACATTCTTATGGAACTATAACTGACATTCCTTTAGGACATAGACCTAGGTGTCATATTAAAGGACATACAAGTCCTTGGCATGATAAATCGGAAGCACTAAATGATTATATGTTTTCTGTTGTTGTGGAAAATGATGTGTACGACACATATTTTACAGAGAAAATCACAGATTGTTTTGCAACAGGTACAGTTCCTCTTTACTATGGACCAAAGTCAATAGGTGATTATTTTAACACAGAAGGTATAATATTTCTTGAAGGAAGTATAGAAGATATGTGCAAAACTATTAAAGACATTGATGAGTCAGAATACCATAATAGAAAAGAAGCAATAGCAGACAATTTTGAGAGAGTAAAAAATATGAAGTTAGCAGATGACATGATATATGAAAAGATAGGGGAACTAAATGCATAGAGCAATTTCTTTTAATTCTTATTATTTGTTTGGGGATGAACCAATGATGTTTGATATTCCTGTAGAAATAGATGTGTGTAGGTTTAAAAATACTAATATGGGTTCTGTTGATTTTGTAGAATGGAAAAAAGAACACCCATTCATGGGTGCATATGATGATGGTAAATCTACTCCAAATTCATTACACTTTGACAATCCAGATGCATTTAAAGTTTATATGACAACCACAGAACCAGTTACTTCTCCAAACAGAGAACCTATAGATATGGTACTTCAATGGAAACATGCATATGATTTAATATTAACAACAGATGTAGAAATTTTAGATAAGTGTAAAAATGCAGTAATGTTTCCATATGGCTCTACTTGGTTAAATAAGAACTTAGAAAACATAAACCATCCAGACGGACTGGGCTCATATGACATATCATTAGAAAACTTACACGACAACAAAAGATTTGAAATAAGTTTTCTTTGCACATTCCATAGCAGAGATTTAGAAGGATATAACAAAAGAAAAGATGCTTTTGTTAAAAGGTTGCTAATTAAGAATCCTACTCTATTTTATAGCAGTACAAGATATCCCGTCAGAATGGATATCAAAAGTATGGAAATGTACAGACAAATGAATTTTCAAAGGGACCCCATGTCTTGGAGTGCCGATGATGCAATGTTCCTTTTACCAAAAGATGATAAAGCAAAACTTTTTAGTTCTCAATTTCATATTTCAATCGAAAGTACTTCTGTTGACAACTACTTTTCTGAAAAACTAATCGATGCATTAATCACAAAGACAGTTCCAATTTATTGGGGATGTCCGAACATTGGTGATTTCTTTGATATAAGAGGAATGATAATCGTTGATAGCGAATCCGATATTATAGAATTGTGCAATCAGATTACTCCAGAAACATATGAACAGATGAAGCCATATATTGATGAAAATTATGAGAGAGCAAAAGAATACGCAAGACCATTGAGGGACAGAGTAAAAGAAGAAATTGAAAAGAAAATCAAGGAGTCTAATGTCAAACAAAATAGTTAGTTTTAGTCTTTGGGGCGATGACCCCAAATACACAATAGGAGCAATAAAGAATGCAGAGTTGGTTCAAGAACTTTACTCTGGTTGGATTGGTCGTTTTTATTGTGGCAGAAGTGTACCACAAGACATTCTAGATAAACTGAATGAAGTTTCAAACACTGAAGTTATTTTGATGGATGAAGAAGGTGATTGGACAGGAATGTTTTGGAGATTTCTTTCTGCGGATAGTGATGATGTAGTTCTGTCTAGAGATACAGATTCAAGAGTATCTGAACGAGAAGTTTATGCTGTAAACGAATGGTTAGAGTCCGATAAAGATTTCCATATAATGAGGGACCACCCATATCATGGCACACAAATTCTTGGTGGTATGTGGGGATGCAGAAACGGAATTCTCAAAGGTATAGAAGAATCTATAAATGAATACAGTAAAGGTAATTTCATACAAGTAGACCAAAACTTTTTAAGGGAGCATGTTTGGCCAAAGATTTCAAATAATGCATTGTCCCATGATGAATTTTTTGTTGGAACTCCATTGTTGAATAGACTAAATAATTCAATTGAATATTTTAATGGAGTTCCATTTCCTAAACCCAGAAAAGATTGGAATGATTTTGTTGGTCAAGTATATGATGAAAATGATAATCCAACACAAGAGTATGCTGTAATGTTGGAGGCAAGTCAAACATGAATAATGTAAATATACCACACCCACAATTAGTAAATATTTATGGGTGTGAATTGGGCGATGGTGTGTTTGTTGGTCCTTTTGTTGAGATTCAAAAGGACAGTAATATTGGTAAAAACACTAGAATAAGCAGTCATACTTTTATATGTGAGGGGGTTGATATAGGAGAAGATTGTTTTGTGGGTCATGGAGTCATGTTCATTAATGATGTTTTTTCAGATTCAAAATCCATAAAGGATTGGAAAATGAAGAAAACAAAAATTGGCGACCGAGTACGAATAGGGTCAAATGCAACCATCTTACCTGTAAATATAGGAAATGATGTTGTTATTGGAGCAGGTTCTGTTGTAACTAAAGATGTTCCAGACGGAATGACAGTAAAAGGAAATCCTGCTATATGATGAATAAAGATTTTATCAGAAATGTTCATTTTATGAACATGTGTGACCACATATTAAATTATGAAGTTGACCAGGGCCCAAACGCAAGAGAATCACTTTATAATTTTCTTTCTGATATAGAAAAAATAAAAGAAAATGATTTGGTTTTTTGTAGAGTTGATTATATTCAACATGAACATTTTAAGCGAGTTTTAGAGAAATTGGAACACCCAATAAATTTAATAATCCACAAGGGAGATTATGTTATTAATCACCGATATCTTGATGATTTAAAGATAAATAATATATTTTGTACTAACTTGAATGCCAAGTTACACTTCAATAATACTAAACTGTTTCCTATTCCTTGGGGATTTGGAGAAAATGAACCAACTACAGAAGAATTGAATAAAGTAGTAGAAAATAGAATAGAATTTAAAGATAAAAAAGATAAACTATATTATCCACACCATGCCGCAGAATATTGTGGGCATAGTGCAAGACCATCCTTTATGAAAGAAATTGAACAAAATCAGTTCATATGTGACAACCCAGAATTTAAACTAGACTATGATACACATATAGAAAATATAAACAAATCTAAATTTTGTATAGTTCTTCCTGGTGCATCGTGGGCAAATGACCCCGGCCGGACATGGGAATGCTTGATAAGACACACAGTTCCCATTATGAAAAGAACTTTTTCCCATTGGTGGGAATCTGGACTAGAAATAATGGCAAAGACACACAATATTCCGATATTATTTGTAGATGAATGGACTGATATAAATGAGAATATATTTGATTTAGAGTTTGATTTTTCTAATGTTGATGTTATAATGAAGCAAAAGTACTGGGTTGATTTTATTAAACAGAGGGTAATTAAATGAAAATTGGAATAGTTGGTTATGGATATTGGGGAAAGATAATTCATTCAAATTTGAATGAAGATGTCGTAATATACGACCCGATAGAAGGAATAGGCAGCCAAGAAGAAATAAATTCCTGCAACAAAGTTTTTGTCATAACTCCAACGGTTACACACTTTCAGATTGTTAAAGACCTTCTGTCAAGAGGAATAGATGTTTTTTGTGAAAAGCCGTTAGCAATACACAAAAAAGAATGTAGTGTCCTTTATCAAATTGCCAAACAAAATAAAGCAAGCCTTTTCGTTGATTGGATATTCACCTTCAACGATGCTGTGAACTTTATCAAGAATTTATACAACAATGAGATATATGGTGGGTTAAGAAATTTATCTATGAATAGATTAAATTCTGGACCAGAAAGAAAAGATGTGTCAGCCAAATGGGATTTGGCATCTCATGATGTTTCAATCATACAATATATTTGCGAAGAACAACCAACATCAATTAATTGGAATCTCTACAAAAGAAATAAAAATAGTTTTGTAAGTGATACCTGTATAGGCATATTACAATATAAAAATTTCGATGCTGTTCTTCATTCTAGTTGGGAATATGGAAGAAAAGACAGAAAATGTATATTTGAGTTTGATGCAGGATTTTTGACATGGGACGATACCACAAATACAATAACATTCAATGGTGAAGTGATAGATTTTCCGAAAACGAATTCTCCTCTAAAAAACTCTATAAATAGTTTTATAGATGATGATTTTAATCAAGAAGATTTAACTATGAGCGTCATGGAGATTTTAGAATATGGTGAATAGAATTTTATTTAATGATTTAGGAAAACAATGGGAAGTAATCAAAGATGATGCCCTACCAAGAATAGATAATCTATTTAATAGTTCATCCTACATTAATGGTCCAGATGTAAACACATTTGAAAACAACTTTGCACAATATATTGGAACGGATTATGCGGTTGGTGTATCAAACGGAACAGATGCATTAAAACTTTGTGTGGAGGCTTTAAATTTAGAAGGTAAAGTAGGAATCATTGTCCCCGCAAACACATTTATTGCTACCCTTTTAGGAGCAGAAATGGCCTTACCAAATGCAGAATTTATCCTAATAGATTGTGATGAATATTACCAAATGGATATGAACACATTAGAAGATATTCTTTCAAAACGAAGGGGAGATTGGGACGAATGTGTAATTATGCCAGTTCATTTATATGGAAGTGCATGTGATATAGAAAAAATTATGAAACTTTCTCGCATGTTCAACTGTTGGGTAATTGAAGATTGTTCGCAAGCACACGGTACAACAACAAACAAAGGACGACCAGTTGGAACATTTGGTCACATGTCTGCCTTTTCAATGTATCCTGGAAAAAATCTTGGTGCGGCCGGTGATGCAGGAGTTATTACAACAAATAACAAACATTTCTATGATACTCTAAAACTTCTTCAAAATTGGGGAGCAGTAGAGAAGTATTATTATGAAAGAAAGGGCTACAATAACCGATTAGATTCAATTCAGGCAATTATAGTAGATGAAAAACTAAAACACCTAAATGAATGGAACGAAAATAGAGAAAAGATAGCATCTTGGTATGATGAATTAATTCAAAACGACAAAATCATCAAACCAAAAAAGGCATCTTATTGTGGACGCCATACTTATCATATCTATTGTGTTCGTCTTTTGGATTTAAATAGAGATGAAGTAATGTCTAAACTTAATGATAACGACATCCAATCTGGTATACACTACCCAATACCTATAGAGCAGACAAAGATATATGAAGATAAGGGTTGGAATAATACCAATACTCGTTTATATGCAGAACAATTGATGAGTTTACCGATGCATCCTTTTATGACCAGAGAAGATGTAGAAAGAATTGCAAAGGTTATTAATAATGTATAATACTTGTAGTTTTACTCAAACATACGGTGATGATAGAGAAATACTATTTAAACTAAGAAAAGAAAATAAATTAGACCACCAGTTTCGTAACAATTTTAAGGCTAATATATTTTCCTTTCACAATAGCAGTGACGAATATGTGGAACATATAAATGAAAAATATTTAAAACCATATTATGATAATTTAATAATATTAAAACAAAATGAAATTACATATCCATTGTGTGTTAAGAATGCTATCGAGTGTATGAAGAATTTGGAAGCAGATTCTATTTTCTTTTGTCAGGATGATGGGTTTTGTGTGACAAAATCATATGATTTATTAAAATCTTCTATTGACCTATTTTATGAAAAAGATTTAAAAATGCTTCATGTAGATAATTGCGACCCAAATGTTACAGGATGTTGTGATGTTGAAAGAAAATTTGAACGGGACGGATTAACAATATGGTATAATGATATACAGACCGTGATAGACAAATTGGGTGAGGCCTGTATGGGAGATAGTCCATATATTGCAAATATTGATTATTTGTTGGATAGATTTTATGATGATAAATATTTTTTAATGAACGATGTTTGGAAGTCCGAAGTACACATTTATACAAAATCATATAAATTAAACACAGTCAGATATCAAACAGAACAAACTTTATATCATAATATTAATGTTGTTGGAAGTAATGCAATGAAGCATTATACACACGAAAAAATAGTAAATGACCTTCTTTTATTCTTGGGTGACAAAAATGACTAAATGTGCATTAATATATTCTGGTGATATTAGGTCTTTTGCAAAAAGAGAAAATCAAGAAAACCATTTAGAAAATTTAATAAACCCATTAAAAGAAAGGGCTGAAGTAGATTGTTTTGTTCACACATATTTTCATGATGAAGTAAACAACATAATAGATTGCCTAAATCCTAAAGTTTGTGTCTTGGAAAAGAGAAATGATATAGAGGAAGTTCCGAGAGAATGGAAAGAATGTGAACTGTTGGTCCATGGTTCTCCACCTTCTATTGCTCCTAGATTGTATTATCAATTAAGAAAAATATATTTAGCAAGCACATTCATTAATGATTCATACGACTTTATAGCCAAAATAAGATTTGACTTCACCTTTGGAACAACTCTTGAATTAAATTTAAACGAATTAAATAATGGAATATTTATTCCTTATAATATGGACGGAAATCCAGACCCAAGATATGGTATAGTAGACACATTTGCAATAGGAGATTATAAAAATATGATACACTATTGTGATTTTTTTAATAGTGCTGTCGAACATGCACAAAAAAGAAATGATTTCTATACAGAACTTCTTTTAAAAGACCATTTAGAAGGAATAAATATAATAAGAGGTGAATGTTACTGGAATATTGATAATAGTATGGGTAAAAGCCCGAGCGAATAAGAGGTAAATTATGAAAATAGATATGATTACATTTTCGGTAAACGAAAAAGATGAATATACAAGATTTTGGAAACCCATTTCCAAGTTCTTAAAAACCGAGTTAAATCTGAACAGCGCCATTCTCTACACCGGCAAAGAAGATATCGAACTCTCCGAAGAATATGGAGATGTTCATAGAATATACTGTGGTGATGATATTCCTACTTATTTGTCTGCAATATGGGGATATTTTTGGGTATCATCTTTTTACCCAGACAAAACTTGTATGACGAGTGGAATGGATATGTGTATTCTAGACATTGATTATTTTAATAATAAAATTGAATCTTTTGATGAATCTTCGTATGTTGTAATGAATGCAACAGGATATAACCCAATTAATTCTTTTTGGGACGGAACATCTACAGTTCCTTCATATTATCATGTGGCAAAAGGTTCAACATTCAAGGAAGTATTACAATTTGACGATTCGTTTAAGGATGAAATTAAAAAGTTTAATTCTTTAGATTATTCTAACAAATATAACGGGTATTCAGACAATCCTGCTTCGTTTTTAAAAGAGGTTAGTGTTGAGAGTGGAGGAAAATGGTGCTTGGATGAAATGTATTCTTCTGACATGATACGAGAATATAGAGGACAAGTTAAATTATTAAGTATGGCGGGTGATAGGGCTGATATTCATTTTCCTAAACCATATCCTCCTGAAGAAACTATAGAAAATATATTAGGGAGATTGGTGTGAATATAATAATACCAATGGCAGGTCTTGGAAAGAGATTTCAAGACGATGGATTCGATAAACCAAAACCATCAATTGATATAAATGGTATCCCAATGATACAGAAAGCAATAGAATCTTTGGATATAGATGGAAAATATATTTTTATCACCAGAAATACTGAATATTCTGAAAATATAAATCAAGTGTTAAAAAAAATAAAGCCAGATTGTGTCATCAAAGAAATTGATTATGTTACCGATGGACCTGCTTCTACATGCAATCTAGTAAGAGAGTATATTAATAATAACGATAATCTGGTGGTTGCTAATTGTGACCAAATTATGTGGTGGTCGGGTTCTAATTTCATTTCTAGTTGCAATGCTTCTGATTATGATGGTGTAATAGTAACATATACATCTCAAACAACAAAAAATAGTTATGCCAGATTAAATAAATTTGGTTATGTAGAAGAATTAAAAGAAAAAGAAGTCATTAGTGATATTTCATTAAATGGTATACATTTTTGGAAAAGAGGGATTGACTTCATTGAAAGTTATGATAGAATGGTAAAGTTGAATGATAAAGCACCCAATGGAGAATATTATGTGTCTTTGAGTTACAATCATATGATAGAAAGTGGAAAGAAGGTCGGAATATACCACATACCAAATTACCAACACAATTCCGTTGGTACACCCGATGATTTGAGAGAATATATTAAAAATGAAAATGCATAAGATAGACGATATGACAAGAGGTTGGTTTATTGGAGATTTTGAACCATCTGTTCTCAGAACAAAAGATTTTGAAGTTGGAGTTCTGACACACAAGAAGGGCGAATATTGGGCGCCTCACTATCATGAATTTAGTGATGAATATAACTTATTAATAAAAGGTAAAATGATAATACAAAAGAAAGAATTAAACGAAGGTGATATTTTTATTATAGAAAAGAATGAAGTTGCAGACCCAGACTTTTTAGAAGATTGTACTGTACTAGTAATAAAAACACCATCTGTTCCTGGAGATAAAATAATTAAAGAGAAATTTAATGAAAATTGATATTATTGAAAACAAAAAAATAGAAGGATTAAAATTTACCCCTACTATTGGAAAAGATAAAGATAATTTGGATTCTGTAAATATGAAAAATATATCTTGTCCAGAACATTTTACCCCATGTGTTGCTACAAAATTTAGAGATTTATTTTCATCTATAAAGGATGAGTGCAAAGCAATATTTGAAATAGGAGTAATGGGCAAACATCATGCGCCGAGCAATGCAGGAATATCTACAGAAATTTTAAAAGAAATGAAAAATAAAGATACTGTATATTTGGGCGTAGATATAGAACATCGTTCAATTCAAGATGATGAAAACAATATTCATTTTCACCAAAGCAATAGTACTGACACAGAAACTATACATGCAAAAATAAAAGAACTTGGCATTAAAGAATTCGATTTTATTTTTATTGACGGATGGCATTCAGTTAATGCTGTTTTGCACGAATGGGAAAATTATGTAATGCCATTTTTATCGAAAAAAGGAATTGTTGCTTTTCATGATGTTCATTCTCATCCAGGACCATATGTCCTATTTGAAGCAGTAGATGATAGTATATTTGAAAGTAAAAAATATTGTAGTGGTAATGATTTTGGAATAGGAGCAATGTGGTACAAATGAAATTTTATAGAGAACAAGTAAATGTTAATGATTATGTGGTTGCAACATATGAAATGGGGTCAAAAACTTCTTTAAGAGATGCCGCGTGGAATCTTGCAATAGGCCAAAGTGTAGGAAATCCCAATGTAAGAAATGCATGGGAAACTGATGAATTATTTGAGAGAAATTCTTGCATAATAATCGGAGATGAAAAAGAACTAGAATCCAAAACAGAAGGAATAGTCAAAATTGCATTTCCTGTTGTTAATACTGATTGGGATAATGATGGTATCTCTCATTTGATGTGTCAATTAATGGGCGGGCAAATGGATATTGATATTATTACTAAATGTAGATTGGTTGATATTTCTTTTCCAAAGTGCGTAGAAGATAAGTTTCTTGGTCCAAAATATGGTATAACTGGAATGAGAGAATTTACTGGACAACACGACAAACCATTATTTGGTTCAATCATTAAACCAAAAATTGGATTATCTCCAGAGCAACTTTTAGATATGACTAAACAATTGGTTGATGGTGGTGTAGATTTTATAAAAGAAGATGAGATTTTATCAAATCCTGCTTTCTGTTCTTTGGAAGATAGAACAGAACTCATCACAGATTACATAAACAATTGTGGCAGAAATATAGTATATTCATTCTGTGTAAACAGTGACCCACACGACATTTTAAACAGAGTAAAGTTTGTTCACGAGAATGGTGGAAATGGTGTTCATCTAAATGTGTGGTGTGGTCTTGGTGCATATAATTCTGTTCGTAAATTAGATTTGCCTATCAACATACATTTTCAAAAGAGTGGGGATAAAGTATTTACAGACTCTACTCATAGGTTTGGTGTTGATTGGAATGTAGTTTGTGATATTGCCGGATTGGTAGGCGTGGATACTATTCATTCGGGAATGTGGGGAGGATATAAAAGTGATGATGAAGAAGATTTAAAAATCACCTTAAAAGTTCTTAGAGATAGAAATGTAGTACCCGCATTAAGTTGTGGAATGAAAGCAGAATTAATCAAACCAATTAATGAAAAGTTCGGTATAGATTATATGGCAAATGTCGGCGGAGCAATACACGGCGATACTGATGGAACAACTGCGGGTGCTTTAAAGATAAGAAAGGCAATAGAAAATGAAATGTGCTATAGTTCTTAGTGGTCATTTAAGAGGATACGACAAAACCTATGAATCATTAAAATCTAATATACTGGATAAATATGATTGTGATTTGTTTTGTAGTACATGGGATAACCAAGATGAATTTTTAAATGTAAGAAAAGAAAACAAATACATTATAGAAAATACATCATATAATATTCCAGGAAATAAGAGATATAAAGATTTGAATCCAGACATTTCTTGTTTTTCAATGTATGAACCGAAATATAAAGAAATTTATAATTATGAGGATTACATTCCAAATTCTTTAGAAACTCGTATCATGGAATTGGGTACAAATATTACAGAGGAAACATATTGGATACTTTTTAATATGGAAAATATATTAAAGCAATGGTACATGATTAAGAAGGGTTCATCAGAATTTTTAGAAAATATATTTGATTATGATTGTGTGTTTAGAATTCGATTCGATTCAATGATTGAAAATCTACCAGAAGAATTAGATTTGAATGTTTTAAATATCATACCCGCCCACGGGCCCGACCAATATAAAAACGACACCTTTGCATATGGTCCTCCAAAATTTATGAAATTATATTTAGAATATTATGATTACCTTAAAGATTATATATTTACTTCTGCAAAAGAACTTTTAGTTTCTGATTGGGGCAATGGCGCGCCAATGAAGTTCAAAGCAGAATATATGTTTGGGTCATACCTATTAAATAACGATGTTGAAATTGAAGAAAGAAATGATATAAAAATTAAACATCATATTTATCCAAACACATGATTATAATATCCCATAGAGGAAATTTAAATGGACGAACTGATAGAGAGAATGAACCTATGTATATAACAGAAGCAATTCAACACTATCCAGTTGAAGTTGATGTATGGTACAAACATGGTTGGTGGTTGGGTCACGACATACCACAATATAATATAAAATTTGATTTCTTTACAGACGAAATGTGGTTACATTGTAAGAATATAGAAGCAGTAGAACAATTAAAAGAAACTAATTTACATTGGTTTTGGCATAAGGATGATATAATGACACTTACAAGCAAAGGTAAGATTTGGGCATTCACAGGCAATAAAATAAAAGATAGCATCATGGTAGACAACGAATTTCCAAGAAGTATAGATTTAATTGCAGGAATATGTACAGATTATCCTGACTTATGGGACGAATATTTAAAATGAAAACAGCAGTATTATTATCTGGACATACAAGAGAAGCATTATCTTGTTGGAACTCTTTAAGAAAAAATATAATAGAACCAACAAATGCAGATGTGTATATGCATTCGTATCATTCTGATAATATCGAAGATGTAATAGAAACGATTAAACCAAAAAAATTTATATTGGAAGATGAATCCTCTGTGGTGTTGGACAAAAATTACAACACAGAAATGCCACATTATCTGTCATATATTACAAACCCTATAATCTCTGTTTACATGTTTAGAAAAATAAAACTATGTTATGATTTGTTAGAAGGAAATTATGATACAGTAATAAAAACTAGATTCGATTGTAAATATACAGAAGAATTTCCTATATTAGATATCGATAAATATAATATACCCAATGGTGGTGATTTTGAAAATGGAATTTTTGATATGGTTTGTGCATCATCTCAAGAAAATATGAAGTATTATTGTAGCATTTATGATGAAATTGAAAATTATTTGGATGAAGGAATTCCCCTCCATTCAGAATTATTATTAAAAAGGCATTTAGAATCTAAAATTATTAATAGATTTGAGTATACGGTTGTTCTTAGAAAAGTTTTTGATAAACCTTGGGTTGAAGATAAAATATTTACGGTAAAATAATGAAAAGAATTTTAATATTACAAGATGGTGGACAGCACGAAAAAAATAAACATTTACGAGAATGTTTAACTCTGCAAAAAGGAATACGAAACATAGGACATGTTTGTGATGTGTGGGGAAGAAACCATCCAGACTGTAATGTTGGTGAATTACCTGACTTTGAATCATATGATTTAATTGTAGATTTGTGGGAAGCGTACCACCAACATTTAGATTTAAGTTCTATAAAAACAAAAAAATTATTATGGTCTTGTGATGCTCATGTCCAAGGAGAAGAACTTTATATTAATCTAATGAATCAAGGAAAATATGATGCAATCTTAAAAGGAAGTAGAGATTTATTTAATGGTATTCCTTCTTTTTGGTTCAAACCTTGGATAGATACTGAACACATCAAAAAAAATAATATACCAAAAAATCATTTGATAGGATTTTGTGGAAATAGAAATCCACAAAGAAACGATTTTATTGACAGATTAACCGAAAAATATAATATGAAACAAGACATTTTTGTTATTGGTGAAGATATGGTCGATGCAATCAATTCATATCATATACATTTTAATAAAAATTTAGGTGACCCTCATGGATTGTCCTATAGAGTTATAGAAACTTTGGCGTGTGATACTCTACTATTAACAAACAACAGTTATATGAATGAAGAATTAGGATTAATAAATAAGAAAAATTGTTTGATATATGATTCATTTGGTGATATAATAGAACTTATTGAATGGGTACAGAATGAAAATATGATAGAAGATATTTCAAAAGAAGGATATAAAATTCACAAGAATTTTTCTTGTGAAAACCGAGCAAAAGAATTAATTTACATATTGGAGAATATATGAAAATATTAGTAACAGGTGGAGCAGGGTTTATAGGTTCAAATCTTGTCAAACGATTATTGGAGGATGGTCATAAAGTAAAAGTGATTGATAACGAATCTTCAGATGCTCATGAACATTTTTATTGGAATGATTCTGCCAATAATTATAAGTCGGACATTAATGATTACGACAAGTTAAAATCTATTACAAAAAATATAGATGTAATTTTTCATTTAGCGGCAGAATCAAGAATTCAACCTACAATAGAGAATCCAAGACTTGCAGTACAAACAAATGTTCTTGGGACATGTAATATTCTTCAAGCCGCGAGAGAAAATGGAGTAAAGAGAGTAGTGTATTCATCTACTTCTTCCGCATACGGTTTATCAAATCCTATTCCAAACACAGAAGATATGCCAAAGGATTGTCTTAATCCATATTCGGTTTCTAAAACCGCAGGAGAAGAACTTTGCCAGATGTATACAAACTTGTTTGGGTTGGATACCATTACATTTCGTTACTTCAATGTGTATGGAGAGAACCAACCAACCAAAGGACAGTATGCGCCAGTGATTGGTTTGTTTCAACGACAATACAAAGCAGAAGAACCAATGACAATAGTAGGTGATGGCCAACAACGCAGAGATTATACTCATGTTTCTGATGTTGTAGAAGCAAACATTTTAGCCTCAACAACAACCAATGAAAATGCAATTGGTGAATTATTTAATATTGGTTCAGGAACAAATTATAATATTCACGATTTGGTAAAGATGATAAGTGATAAGAATGAACCTCAAGAATATAAGGATTTTGTTTATATACCAGAACGGCCGGGAGAATCAAGAGAAACTCTTTCGGATTGCTCTAAAGCAAATACCCTTTTACAATGGAAACCTCAAGTTAAACTAGAAGATTGGATTATAACATGCAAGCAACAATTGGCGTAATAGGAAATGGATTTGTAGGTAATGCAATTGCAAAAGGATTTCAAGACAAATTAGAAGTACGAATATATGATATAGACCCAGACAAATCAACACATTCTTATATGGAAACACTTACCTCTGATTATATTTTTGTATGCCTTCCAACACCTATGATTAGTGTAGATGGCGGAAAATGTAATCTTTCTATATTAGAAGATTTCTTTGATGATATTCCTTCTACAATAGATGGAACTTTTATCATTAAATCTACTGTACCGATAGGAACTACTAATAAACTTGTTAAAAAATATCCTCATCTAAAAATAATTCACAATCCAGAATTTTTGACTGCTGTAAATGCAGAACATGATTTTATAAATTCGGATAGACATGTAATAGGCGGAGATAAAAGAATTGCTTATGGTTTAGAAAAAATATATGAATATTGTTTTCCAGGAATTCCAGTTTATATTATGAAATCAAATGAATCAGAAGCAGCCAAATATTTCGCGAATTGTTTTCTTGCATCAAAAGTTATGATATTTAATGAGATGAAAATTCTTTGTGATAATATTAAAGGAACAAATTACGATACAATAATAGAAGCAGTGGTATCAGATTCTAGAATAGGAGAAAGCCATACTTCTGTCCCAGGACCAGATGGAGAATATGGATTCGGTGGAACTTGTTTTCCAAAAGATATAAATGCACTTATATATACTATGGAAGAAAACGGAATTGACCCGTTGGTTCTTAAATCTGTTTGGGAACAGAATAAGAAATATAGATTAAATTGGGATTGGGCAGAAAACACATCTGCGGTAATGAGTGAATAATATTATGAAAATAGAAAAAGTATCAAAACCAGCGACAATAACTCTTTGTATGATTGTGAAGAATGAAACACATATCATTAAAGATTGTCTTACTTCAATGCTTCCATATATTGACAGGTACGACATTACAGATACAGGTTCAACCGATGGAACTCCAGAACTTATTAAAGAATTCTTTGATGAACATGGTGTAGAGGGTGAAGTATATCTTTCCGATTGGAAAGGGTTTGGCGACCACTCAGGCAAGATGGGAAGTAGGTCCGAGTCTTTAAGAAATTGTGATGGTAAAGCAGATTTTGCGTGGGTCATTGATGCAGACGATTTCATAACAGGAGATTTTAAATTCCCAGAAAAGATGGAAGCAGATAGTTACAGTCTTCGCATTGGCAGAGAAGAATTCACTTGGTGGAGAAACCAAATATTTAGAACAGGACAAGATTGGTGTTATACTGGAGTACTTCACGAGTATGCAGAATGTAAAGGTAAACCCCACGAAGAAGTGACCACAGATAGAATATTTGGAGAGTATCATGTATCTGCAAGAACAGAAGGTGCAAGAAATGTCGGAATTACTACTGTAGAAAAATATACAAGAGATGCTGAAATGCTTTTGAAAGCATTAGAAGATGAACCAGAAAATGTTAGATATCAGTTTTATCTTGCACAATCATATTTCGACTCCCAACAATATGAGAAATCATTAGAAGCATATATCAAGAGAGCAGAAATGGGTGGTTGGGAAGAAGAAGCATATTATTCTCTTTACAGAATTGGAATAATAAGAGCAATTCTTAATTACTCTTGGCCGGAGATTCAACAAGCATTTTTGGATTGTTATGAATATAGACCAATCCGTGCAGAACCCCTATATCAAATTGCGAGGTTGTATAGACAAGTTCACGATAAACCACGATTGGGTTACATCTTTGCAAAAATGGCATTAGAAATTCCTTATCCTCAAAACGACATTCTCTTTATAAGTGAAGACTGTTACAAATATCAAATTCTTGATGAAATTGGTGCAACTGCTTATTATGCAGGAAAACCACATGTGGGACTTGAAGCATGTAAGAGGTTGGTTGATGAAAATCTTATACCAGAGGAACACAAAGAAAGGGCACTCGCAAACCTAGAGCAATATAAAGAACTTACTCGCCAGATGCACGAAGCAACAAAACAAGCAGAAATTCAAAGACAGGCTGAAGAATATGCTAAAAAGAAAGAAGAAAAAGAAGAAAGAAAACATAGAGAGAAAAAAGGCACTAAAGCAAATCAACAAAAAATAGGGTATAAAAAGAGAAAAACAGCGAAAAGATAAAGCATATATAGTTATAGTATATAAACTATTGGAGAAATTTTATGCCCGCAAGACACGACATCACATCTAATCAAGGAGAAACCCTCAGTCTTCATTTGTTGTACACAGATTCTGCTGATAATTCTATAGATTTGGCAAACTACAGTGCTGAATTTCAGGTTAGACGGTCTGTATCAGACAGTGATAAAGTTTTACATTTATATGGTTCTACTGGGGGTTTAAGTTATGGGGCAACCGCTGGTAGCACTGGTGCAGGAAATACAGCAATAGGAATAAGTGGTGGTCTTTGGTTGAATAGAAATGCAGGAAACACTGGTGGTGAAACTGGAGGCATTTATGTCTTTGCAGGTGCAACTGCTACTTCTTTGGTGCCTGCCGGAAAACATTTATATGACTTAGAATTAAGATACATTCCAGATGGTACAGTTACCAGGCTAACAGAAGGAAGATTTTATTCTCCTAGTGAGGTAACTAGGTGAAAATTAAAATAACAGAAAATACCATAGTAAAAAAATCTTCCAAAATAGTTAATGTAAACAAAACAGATGGAAACAGTTATGGTGTGCTTTCCATCACTTTAAAAAAGAAATTAGAACAAAAGATTTTATTTCTTTGAGTGAATTTATATGTCTGATTTAAAAGGCTTCAATCAATACCACAATGAAGAAGAAGAAGTCCTAGAAGATTCTTCTAGTTTTTTAAATATAATAGACCATGATAAATTAAAAGATTTGGTAAAAGAATCTGCTGTCACTGTACCCATAATAGAAGAAGTTAAAAACACTAATCCATTTAGTGGATTTCCTGGTCCTCCTGGAGAAAAAGGAGAACAAGGTGAAACAGGTATCCCTGGCATGAAAGGACCTCAAGGTGAACAGGGCGAACAAGGAATTCAAGGTGAAGTAGGTGAACAAGGTGTTCAAGGTGAAGTAGGCGAACAAGGTGTTCAAGGTGAAGTAGGTGAACAGGGCGAACAAGGTTTACAGGGAATTCAAGGTGATAACGGAATTCAAGGTGAACAAGGTTTACAGGGAATTCAAGGTGATAACGGAATTCAAGGTGAACAAGGTGTTCAAGGTGATAACGGAATTCAAGGTGAACAAGGTGTTCAAGGTGAACATGGAAAAGACGGAAAAGAAGGTCTACAAGGAAAAGAAGGTCTACAAGGAAAAATTGGAACAAAAGGTAATAAAGGGGATAGAGGAATTCCAGGTCAGGCAGGATTAAAAGGTATAGATGGTTCAATAGGTGAACAAGGACCTCAAGGTGAACAAGGAATCCAAGGAGATGACGGAATAGCAGTCGCTCAATTCCCATTACGATATGATGAAAAGAAAAAGAAAATAAGTGTGGACACAAAAGTATTACAAAAGATGTTAACTGTTTCCCCCACACAAGCACAGACATTACAAAATATAGATTGGGTAGGACTAGCAGGTGGTGGTGCTGTGGGTATTCGTGACAATGGCGCACAAGTAATAAAATCAGTAAGTGATTTACTACTTACAGGTAGTGGGGTTACAGTGACTCGTAGAGGTAAAGATGTGGAATTGAACATTACAGACACTGGAACATTCACAGAAGCATCCTCTGCACCTTCAAATCCTTCGGATGGTGATAGATGGCACAACACAACAAAAGGTAGACTATATACTTATGTAGATTCTGAATCTGCATGGATAGAATTTTAATAGGATATAACAATGGCAATTAATTTCCCAACATCACCATCAGTAGACGATACTTACACATATCTAGACCAATCTTGGATTTGTAAGGGCACAGACCCTGTCATATGGGAAAGAAGTGCCGCAACAGAAACGGGCAACACCGAAGGTAATACTGGTGAAGTTGCATATTATGATGCGAAAGGTTCTATCATTAAAGGTGCTACTGCGTTTTATTATGACTCCACAAACTTAAAGGTAGGTATAGGAACTTCTGGTCCAGACCAGACATTAGGAGTTTCTGGTGATTTTTATGTTTCTGGTGGTGCAACATTTGGTGACAACATAGTATTGGGTACTAACAATACAGAAACAAACAATTGGATTGGTGGTGGTCCGACTGATGAAAGGTTAGAGTTCAACACTAACGGTAATGCCATCTATGCAAGAACAAACAACTTAGATATTGAACGGTCACTTCGTCACTATGGTGATTCGGACACAAAAATAGATTTCACTACCGATAATATAGAATTTCAAGCAGGCGGAACAACTGGAATTATTCATATGATGGCAGGACTTTCCGCAGATGCAGGTGCAACATTTGGTGGAGATGTTAAAGTGGTAAATGGTGGTATTGGAATAACAGGCGCAGGAAGTTTTATGGAATTCAGTGATGGAAGCACACAAGGTGTGGCTGCCATACAATATTTTTCGGTTGAAGGAAATGGTTCTCCACTTTATAATAATGCTGGTAATGGAATAATTAGCGGAATTGATATATCAACCGATGATACTATAACAGCGTCGTTACAAAAAACCGTCCTTTCA